CTAACTGACGATCGGAAAGACGATATAACCATTTGGTTATGGCGTGACTCATACGGGTAATGAGCACAATAGCCTAAAACAGGAGGGATATAACCATGGATGGGTTGAATGTTAAATTCTCTGGTGAAGCTATCAGGGAATACTTTGTTCTGGATTCAAAGGGGTCACTCATCCCTAGAGTCGATCTCCTTCGTAAGGATGTCGCCCAAAAGAGGGTTGAGCGTCAGCTTTCTGCGGATACCGGACTCTACCGTAGGATGACTGAGATGTACTACCGTACCGATGTCGAGTTTACCGACAATCCTCTGGGCAACACTCCAGTTATCGGGGCAGGCATCAAGCTATTCGGACCTCGTCCAATGACAAGTTTAAAATTTCGTGGTAGGATTGAAAACCTGGCAGCACCTGATGATGCGATGAGGAAGAGACTTGAAAAACGCGAAAGGAAGATAGAGCAGTATAGAGATGATTTGTTAGCGTTACACAAGTCCTTGGAGCCTGCTGACAAGGAATCAATGGAATACGCAATGTGGCTGATAGAAGGGGACCAGGCTTTAACTGGAGGCGGCTTTGATAACAATGCTGCTGGTGAAGTTCATAAGTCTGCTCTCAAGTTTATCAGTAAAGCAGAAAGCCCTATCGACTATGCTGATACGGAAGCATCGGCACTAGTAGTACAATCTGCTTTGCAAGTGAGGGACCACTTGATCGCTGGGGGTATGAAATTAGGTTCCTTGTCGCCAGATGGGGCAACCAAAGTACGGTACGACCAGGATACTGATGGGATGATCGGTTTCCCGGTTTATGCGTCAGCTAATACTCCTCTGACTAAGGAGATAGCGACAAGACTGTTGATCGAGAGGGGCATCGACACGAGAAGCTTCGTGGGTACCAAGGTCGTGGATAAGCACTCAGGACTCACTTATGAGTACAGAGTTATCGATGCTATTGCTTACGTTCTTGATCATTCAGTGTTCAGTACTGGGGATTTGCAGTCAATAGTTACTCTGTTAGCGCGTATACAGAAACACGGGTGGAAGTACGAGGACGGGGAATTAACCTCTAAGCCTGGAAAAACTCGTTCCGTATATCCGAACTCAGCCATAGAGGGCATGATAGAGGCAATGATCGCTTCACCTTTTCTGAGAGAGGTTCAGAGATTTAAGATCGACTTCTTGCCTAGCCTGCAGGACAAACCGACCCGGGTGAAAATGATCTCAGATCTATTGGGTAGGATTGTTCCGAAAGGATATGATCTGCTACCAGCGGACAGTTCACAGTATGATGCGACAGTGAAAGGAGCTATTTTAGCTACCACCCTGTATTACGCTGTACGTCCATTCTACAGGGCCGAATACCATGAATGGTTTGATAGGGCTATTCAAATATTGACCTTCAAACATATTATTTTTGATGAATTTATGGCGAAGATCTGGACTGAAGAATTTGCTGAGGCAGAGAAGGTGGCTCCGCACACACCAGTTAAGAAACCGTTCATTTTGTTTTCTGCAACTAACGGCTTAATTTCGGGTGCGAAGTTCACCCATGTCGGTGGCTCGTTATATGGTGAGGTCGTTATTCACTTGTGCATCCCGAGACTCCTAGGCTACGAGCCGGTAATCGCGCCGCAAGCAGGGGATGATACGCTTATGGCATTTCCAGTCTCTATGATTAAAGAGACGGCAGAAGATACCTATGCAAGTATCGAGGAAGCCGCTGCTCGGTTTGGAATTGAGATTAATAAGACCAAGCAGATGTGGCATGTTGTAAGAGGGGAACCTATCAAGGTTTTCCTGCAAGAGAACTATCACGTCGCAACCGGTATCTATGGGTTAGGTACTATCTTCCGCCCATTAAGCGCCATGTTCATGAGTGAGCGCGATAAGGGGCTAGATATTTCAGAGCAAATGATGGCGGAAATCGCTAGAGCAAATCAAGGCCACGATTCCCCATTTGCCGCTCCCGGTGTGCGCTTCTGGTTAGAACGAGAACAAGTTTTAGCTACTATTTTCAAGGATTACGGCGTAAGTGGTTTTGAGGTATTGGTCAAAGCCATAGGTGACGATCTAGAACAAGTCGCCAAGAGGATAGACGTCGGTTCCTTTTCTTGGGGTATAGGAGTCGAAGATTTGCGCACAGGCGCATTGCCTATACTGCCGATCATGGCTGATCAATCTGCTGAGTTGAAAGTTGATGTCCAACTTTCTGAGGCTCTCAAGATGCTCAAAGCCGAGGGCGTGAAAGAGCCAATAGACTTGATACCTGATTCCTCTTTCCAGGCGGATGAGGACATCCTCGACGACTAATCGTTTAAATTAGGGTCAAGGCGGGACGCAT